TATATGGTAACAACTTTTTAAATTTTATAATAAAAATGAGTTAAAAAACGCAAATTAATTTGAAAATGCTACACCTGCCATTCCACTCATTATTCTTAATAAATTGTAATTTACAGCATAATAATGTAATATATTAGCGCTACTACCAGTTGATAATTCTAATGAAGCATTATCAATACGACTAAAATTACAAGTTCCGCTCGGTTGATGTTCTTCAGGATTTAGTGCGAAACTGTAAACATAAAAACCTCCTAAGGGAGCAAGATTATTAGTTGGATCGCTTTCTTGTTGGTTATGAGAACCTGTATGATGTTGATATGGTTGTACTAATCTAAAATAACTTCCATCTCTTTGTTGAAATCTGTCTTGACCATTCATCTGTATTTGACCTAAAGTTACATTATCATTTTTAGTTCCTTCAGTTGCCCAAAAGTCAAATGGATGGCGTGTTGTAGAATTATGTTTTGCTACCCAAACTATCTCCTTAACAGGATGGTTTAATAATATCTTTGTTGAATTTAATGAACTTGGAGATAATGGAATATTATTTGAATATTGAACTTGTTCAATAAGATATTCGTGTGAAACCTGCGCAAAACGGCGGCGTTCATCGGTATCTAAATAAATATAATCAGCATATACCGCACAATCTATCATAGAAGCACTTGAATCCACATATGAACCTCCTGAAATAACCTTAAAAGTTTGGTTTGTTTCAATATTAATTTTAACTTCATGGTATTGTAAAGCTATTAGTGGTAATGATAATCCTGGATTACGACAGAACCAGAATTGTAATGGTACATATACTTTGGTATTTCCAAATTCATCTAATACTGTACCACTTGTCATATTATTAACTTTTTGCCAATTAGCTTCAGTATGTGATAATTGACACCATATGTCTAACCATTCTCCATATTGTCTATCTACTATTTGACCACCTATTTCAACTTCAATATTATCTATAACTTGATGACCTAATCTCCATCCTCCACTGTTTCTTAAGTCTTGGTTAAAAGTCATTTCCATATATATACGATGTACAAGGTCACCATTTCTACCAAGAGTTGCTGTGAATGTTCTACCTAATCCAATTGACCCATTAATAGTTTGTTCAATAGATTCCATAGCAAAATTAGTATGTCTCTTATATACAACTTTAAAGAATGTGATTTGTGGATTTCCTGTTAAATAAGTATCTTGAGCGCCATATGCGACAAGTTGCATTAAACTACCAGTCATTTATGATTTATATTTTAAACATATTTTATTTTTATATGTGATTTTCATAATACATGATTATATGAAAATGACAATAAACAATTGAAAGTAAACTTCTTAGTTACTGTATGCTAAACCACCCATACCTGACATGATACGGAGAACATTGTAATTGACAGCATAGACCTTTAAGACAGTACCAGCAACAGCAATAGCACCTGAAGCGAATGATAAGTTTAAGACAGCATTATCAATACGACTGAAGTTACAAGTACCGGATGGTTGATGTTCTTCTGGTTTAAGACCGAATGAATAGATATGTGATGCTGCTAAAACACCTGAATCCATTGATAATACACTACGACCAGCACCGGTGTGGTGTTCGTAACGTTGAACTTTACGGAAATAATCACCTGAACGACGCTTGAAACGATCTTGACCGTTTAATTGTAATAAAGCATCAGCACAGTTAACATAACCAGTGAAGTCACTATTGTTTGCTGAACCATCAACAACCCAAACTAATTCCTTAACTGGATGATTGAAGCGTAATTCATGTTGAGTAGTAGTAGCTGAAGTACCAATAGTTAAAGCATTTGAGAATTGAACTTGTTCAATTAAGTATTCATGTGAAACTTGAGCAAAACGACGGCGTTCATCAGTATCTAAGAAAACATAGTCACACCAGACAGTACAGTTGTTAATGTATGAACCAGTAACTGAATCTGGAACAACTGACATTGCTGATAATTGAGTGAATTGAACATTAATCTTAACTTCGTGGTATTGTAAAGCAATTAATGGTAAAGCTAAACCTGGATTACGACAGAACCAGAATTGTAAAGGAACATGTAAACGTTCTAAACCACCAGTAGAAGTAGTATCAACCATAGTCTTTAATAATGAAGCTTGGTCATAAGTGTGAGTTAAATCACACCATAAAGCCATCCATTCACCGTATTGCTTATCAATAACTTGACCTCCGATTTCGACTTCAACATAGTCTAATAATTGGAAACCGTAGAAAGCTGAAGCAGCAGCTGAAATATCTAATTGTAAATAGATACGATGTAATAAATCACCGTTACGAGCAATAGTACAAGTGAATTTACGACCTAAATCAGCAGCACCATTGAAAGTTTGTTCAATAGCTTCAACTGAGAAGTTAGTGTGACGACGATAGACGACTTTGAAGAAGGTAATTTGTGGATTACCAGTTAAATAGATATCTTGAGCACCATAAGCAACTAATTGCATTAAACCACCAGCCATTTTAAATTATTAATATATTATAGGAAAAGAAAATAATTTTATAAAAAATCGCAATTTCATAAAATTATTCTACACTCCTTTTTAAAAATCCCTCTTAAGAAAACAAAATATTTAAACTTCCATTCTGAATTCTTAGTATATTATGTCTTACTGCGTATAATTGACATTCCGCAAATTGTATATCCGTCAATGTCATCTCACTCATACTATTAAATTGTAATGTAATCTGAGAGTGTCCGAATTTATCTGTAGTAAGAAAACCAGTTTCCTTGTTAACAACCGGGTCTAATCCAAACGAATATGTGTATATTGGTAAAGGTATTTCACGAGTTTCATATGGACTCGGAATTAAATTCGACTTATAATTAGCTAAATTAGCATATGTTACCATCTTTAGTGCGCTATCACATGTAAAGTGTTGAAATCTTTGAACATAATTATAATAAGCATTATCAGATTCAACTAATAAATTACCATTTAAATCTATTCTAGCACTTTGTAAACCATTTATTAATTTACGAAAACCGTAATAATCACTACCTGAGTTATCTTTTTCATATAAAGCAATGTTCCATAGCATGTGTTCAATATAAAATGTTTGTGGTATGGAAACTTTTCTTGATTGATTAGGGTATGCTCTAAATTTATCTATTTGTATAACTTGTTTTACAGTATATTCTAATGGTAAATTAGTGAATTTCTCTTTTTCTTCAGGTGTTAAAAAAGCGTATTGAAATAGACATTCAACATCTCTAATTTTTCTTTGTGAAGGTCCTTTAAATCTTTTCAAACTTATCTTTAATGATACATTATTATCTTTTAATGCCCATAATGGGAAAGCATTTAATGGAGTCTTATGAAACCAAAATGGTATTGGAACATATAAATATACAAATTCAGACATAGAACCTGATTCAGCTGAACCTCTCTTCGCATATTCATATGATAATAATGGTACTAATTCCGATTTTTGATATCTTGATAAATATAAATCATAATAAGATAAAAGAAATAAACTATCAATTTCACTTATTACTATATTATTATACATAAATTCAATTTTGTCTAAAATATTCATTATTGTTTCAAGAGCATATGTATTTGTAGATAGTGTTCCAGAAGCATCACTATAATCCCAGTTTGAAGATGCATCTAATTTAATTCGTAAATAAACTTCAGTCAAAACATCACCATTTAAAGGAACATGAACATCCATCTTTATACCATCATAAATAAAATTCGAGTCATTTCTATCATTATTAGATACTATAATCCAATCGGTTCCAAATTGTGTATATGTTTTGATATCTCTTTTAAAAAATGAATTATCCGCATTTCTATTTAAAAAATTATCTTGTTCGCCGATAGCTTGTAATATAATTCTCGCATTTGACATTTTATTATATTAAATGAAAAAAAGCTGAATTATGTAGCGAATGCTAAACCTGCCTTACCACTCATAATTCGTAAAACATTAACATTTAGAGCATAAATATTCAATATCTTTGATGTAAGATTTGTTGTTCCGTTTTGTGTAAAGTTTGCGCTATCTCTGTAAAGTCTCATCTTAAGTTGTGCTTGTTCTAATTTTGAAAAATTGACAGTTCCGGATGGTTGTGTTTCTGTAGGATTAAATGCGAATGAATACATATATACACCTGTTCCAGCCAACATTCTATTTGTCAATGTTGTTGATGCTGGTGATAAAGGTAACGATGTATTTAAGTCATATAAATATAATAAACCACTATTGATATAATGTTGATATTCTTGGACATAACGGAAATATTGACCAGGTAAAGGTTCAGTAACATCCTTACCATTCATAACTAAATTACATTCTATCATCTGTTCCTTTAATGATGTTCCATTTCTCCAGAAATTATACATTAAAACACCAGTATTATTATCGTATAAGTGATAAGCAGCATCATTACCTAATGTATAAATTAAATTATCTTTTATTGTCCATAAAATAGTTTTAACTGGATGATTGAAACGAAGGTCGAAACGCTGTATTTGTTGTTCATATTTAGTATTAGAGTCAGTAATATATAAAGGTACTGGATTTTGTAAACTGGATTGAACTTGGGTTATTAAATATTCCAAGCTCTTAGATGAAAACATAACTCTTTCATCTTTATCTAAATGAATATATTCACATAATAATCGTAAACGGTCAATACTAATAGTTGAATTAGTTATTGATGTATTATTTGAAGCATCCTTAATATAAGTATTAAATTTTTCTTTTGTATTCATCTTAATTTCAATACGAACATCTGAATATTGTAAAGCAATTAATGGTAATGCTAAACCGATGTCATTATTAAACCAGAATCGGAAAGGGATATATAAAGATTTAGTATTAGTAGTTGAATCTTGTGCTGATACCATAGAACTTAAAGCAAGTTGCTTTCTCTTATCTTGAAATAATTCTTCATATAAGACTAACCATTCGCTATAATGTCTATCCATTAATTGACCATCAATATATATGTCGACATATTCTATTAATGAATATGCGTATGGACTAATTCCACTAATATCAGAACGATTAGGAGATGTAATATCTACAACTAAATACATTCTATGTAATAAATCACCACTTTTAGGAACATCAATATATATTTTCTTACCGAATGAATTAGCAGTTTCACCTATAAAAGGGACATATACAGGGTCTAATGCGAAATGAGTATGTCTTTTATAAGCACCTTTAAAATAGGTAAATTGTGGATTTCCGATTAAGTATTTATCTTGTTCGCTTTTTACAGCAAGTAACATATAGCCTAAACCCATTTATAATATTTATATTATAAGTATATAATTATTTTCTTTCTTTGAACACATTAAGTATGTGTAATAAATTATGTCACAAAATATGATTATATTATAAGATGTCTCATAAAACAATCAATATAAAAACAAAGAAGCGTAATAAAAAAGAATTTTCCAAAGAAGAAATTATGGAATTACTTGAAGATTATATTCGTATTGATAATATAGATGATGTTCAACCTAATTCACAAATAAGATATGTAACATTAGATAGTAATAGAAGACAAGTTTTCAGAGAAGGCGGTCGTCTTGTTAATACTACTTCTAAATCTGTATGTTTATGTAGAGGAACTTTTAGATGGTATGTTAAAAAACAACATTTTGAAATGCCGGACGATACTGAACCTATTTTTGAAACTATTTTTTGGAAAAAGAGGGATTATATAGATGACTTAATAGACCATGTAGAACTACAAAATTCAGAAATTCAGATTTTAAAAGAACAATTGAACATTTGTAAAGAATTGTTAAAAATATTGAAAGAAGATAATAAAATTACTAAAGACCATATTGATATACTTAAAAAACAGGTAGGTAAATGTAAAGAAATATGTTTAACATTAAAAGAAAAAATGGGGAAGCGAAATAGTTCAAAATGTAGAAGGTGATTTATTTCTAAATTTATTAACTAAATTTTTAAAACCTTCTTCAGTACTTCTTCCCAATCGATCTGATACATTAACTATAGACGAACCAACTTTACTAAAAAAACCTTTTTCTATTAAATATAATACAGCAGCAATAATAATAATAGTTAATAAGAATATTATTAATAATTTCATTGAATCTGACTTCTGTTTTTCAACAACACTGTTTTTAGATACTATAGAACATTCTGAACGAAACATTTGTTCATTATAACATTTTACAGATGAACCATAATTTTTTAAATTAGCAGGTAAAGAATTACTGTTAAAATAAATATCACGATTATTTATCGGTTGAACTAAACGATTATTTTCATTAGGAAATATTGTTTTTATTTTATCAAAGAATTTCATACTAGCATTAACTGGAGTATTCATAACTATACAAGTTGTGTTTTGAGTACAAGGTTCTTTAATAAGAGAACCATCATACACATAAAATGATTTTGTTTCAGGTAAAACATCATATATATTCCATTCACCTCCTAAATTTATTTGTTTAGAAGAGTTAGGTGTAGATGGTATATAATCCACAAATTGGTCTAAGAAATTCTTTGATAATGTAGCAGAATCATTGACTTCTAAAAATACAGAAATGACTAACATATTTTTATTAATAGTATTTACATGATACAATAGTAATTCAGCATCATACTTCTTATTATCTATAATATGTGATGCCGGACGGGAATAAGAAATCATATCAAGTGTATAAACTTCATTCTTATATTGAACACTTGAGCCAGCATCATATGTTAAAACAAATTCGTTGCCTGTATTTATAAGAGAACACATTGAAGTCCTATAAAAAAATTTCAAATCACATAAAGAGTTACAATCTTTAGCTACAGCAGATGTAATCATTATAGGGGATTGTCTTGTCCCAACTGTACATACACTAGTTTCTCTATTACTCATTTAATATTATTATGGATAATAAAATCGTTTTATAATAGTAGAACATATATTATGAAAGAGTGGATTATAGGCATTGTCTTAGTAGTTTTATTTGCTTATTACTTAGGTATAACTATAGCATCTGTTGTAGATTATCGTCTAAAAGATGCTATAATTAATTTACCTGAACAGAAAAGTACCATATATTTAAATGTTAAAGATTCGGATGTTGTTGATAAAATTGTAAGTGATAATACTAATGAAAATACGACTATTAAGGTTGTTAATAAGAAAAAAAGATTTGAACATTTTGAAAATATGAATAAAGAAACTAAAGAAGATAGTATTGTTGATCAGAATCAAAAAGCATATGCTATGTCTTATAAGATAGCTAAAACTCTTGCGGATGCTCCATTTCCTTTTAAAGCTTCTAATTCTTACGATTATGACCAAGTTTATTCTACTTTTGAAAAATAATAGAAAATATTATTACTATATAAAGACATATTTATTATATATTTCAAATAAAGATGTCTACATCTAATATAATAGCAAATACAAATATGTCAAATATAGCAGAATCTATTACTGAGTCGAAAGACGAATATGTGGTTACAGAAGTTAAAAGCTTTGATGAATTGGGGTTAAACGAAAATTTATTGCGTGGTATTTATTCGATGGGTTATACTACACCTTCACAAATTCAAAGAAAAGCTATTAAACCAATGATTGAACATCGTGATTTAATAGCACAAGCACAATCAGGAACAGGTAAAACAGCCACTTTTTTAATAGGTTCTTTACAACAAGTCGATGCCACTTTAAATAGACCACAAGTATTAGTTATATGTCCAAATCACGAATTAGCACAACAAATTTATTATAACTATTCATGTTTATCACAATATATGAAACTTAAGAGTGTCTTATTAATAGGTGGAACTTCAATAGATGAAAATGTTAAGGCGCTTGATAAAGGTGCTCAATTTATAGTTGGAACACCAGGAAGAATCCAAGATATGATAAAAAGATATGTATTAAAGACCAATCAATTAAAATGTGTTGTTATTGATGAAGCAGATGAAATGTTATCAAAGGGTTTCAAGGAACAATTACAGGAAATATTTAAGTTTATCCCTAAACAATGTCAAGTATGTGTATTTAGCGCTACTATGCCGGATACAACACTCGAAATAATGAATAATATAATGACCTCTAATGTTGTAAGAATCTTAGTAAATCCAGAAGAAGTTACCCTTGATGGTATTGACCAATATTATTTAGGAGTTGATGATGAAAGTTGGAAGGTTGATACATTAGTCGAATTATATGAAAGATTAAGAATAAATCAGACTATTATATTTATTAATGGTCGTCGTAAAGCAGAAGCTCTTAAGGAACAATTAGAACAACAAATGTTTACAGTAGCATTAATACATGGTGAAATGAAACATGTTGAAAGAGAACAAGTTATGCGTTCTTTCCGTACTGGTGAAAGTCGTATATTATTAGCAACCGATGTTATTGCCCGAGGTATTGATATCCAACAAGTTTCAGTAGTCATCAATTATGATATGCCTCGTTTATGTGAAACTTATATCCATCGTATCGGTAGAACAGGTCGTTATGGTAGAAAAGGTATTGCTATCAACTTCGTAACTCAAAATGAAGTCGGTATTATTGATAGATTACAGAAGTGGTATAAGACTACTATTAATCCTTTCCCAGATAATTTAAATGACCTTTTTTAAATAAAGGGATTAATATTATATAATATATAATGTCACTTGATATTAAATATTATGATGAAATAAATATGATCGTAGCACATGATCGTAATTTAGGTATAGGTAATAATGGACGAATTCCGTGGTATATATCAGAAGATTTAAAATATTTTAAAAATCTTACAAAAGATAGTATAGTTGTTATGGGTAGAAATACCTATGACTCTATACCATCTACACGAAAACCATTGAAAGACCGCATTAATATCGTATTAACAACCACCCCTGATAGATATAAATCACATGATAACCTAATATATACGAATGATTCTCAATTATATTACTGGATAAATCACTTTTGTAAAACTAACTTATATAAGAAGGTTTTTATAATAGGTGGACAGGAAATATATAAAAAATGGATTAACAAAGTTGATAACTTATATGTAACTTATATTGATAATACATATGTATGTGATGTGTTTTTTCCAAATTATAAAGAAAACTTTGTTTTGAATAATGTAATAAAAGAAGATTATTCAGAACAAGAAGGATGTTATGTTAAATACATGAATTATATTCCAAGAACATAAAATATTTAATTATTATATAATGTCCATAACTTCTTTCATATTTAAAAATACTCTTAAAAATATCGCATATATTATTCCTGTAATTTTAATTATTGCGATTGTCTTATTCGTATATAGACAATATAACAAACCAAAAGAACATTTCGCACAATTATCTAAACAAGCTGATTTCATGATGTTTTATGCTGATTGGTGTCCACACTGTACTCATGCTAAACCTGAATTTCAGAAAGTCATGAATAAATTATCTTCTGGGGAATTAAATGGTCATAAGATTACTGTAAAAATGATTAATGCTGAAGAAAATAAAGATTTAGCAAAACAATATAAAGTCGAAGGTTATCCTACATTAATATTAAAAGTTGATGATAAGACATACACTTATGAAGGTAATAGAACTGAAAATGATATGATGACTTATTTAGAAACTATGTTGCGTTATTAAACATATTATTTTATAATTATTTAAATTATAACATATTATGCCTAATTTAGTATTATTTGGTATCTTAGCATTATTATTATTAACAGGTGGTTATTTCACTTATGTTTTATTAAAGAAATATAGAGCAAGTAATGAAACATGTAAATCCGGAGAATGTAAAGAAAATAAACAAGAAACGGTATGTAATGGTGATGTTTGTACTCGCCCATCTGAAGTTATTGAACCTTTAGATAATACATCGCCATTAGTAGAAGATACCAATGAAGACCTACAAGACTCTTAATTTAATGGATAAGATGGTTGTGGTGAATCTGAATCTTGATAATTAGAACAATCTGAAACAGGTCTTCCATAATTTTCGAAATTTTCTTCCATTTCTTCTTCATAAAAACCTTCTAATACGCTTGTAACTTGAACAGTATACATAACTATTAAGAATACTATAACTATCATAATAGCTGATGTCATATCATGATTAGACATAAATACAACAACAAATAAAATTAAAGAACGAAATAATGGATTAGAAAATAAAGTTCTTACTGATTTAGGTAATCTCATATGTAACCGAGGACCATACATAACTAAAAATATTGATAATACAGCAAAAACATAACTGTTACCTAATAAATTTTTGTTT